CCACATACGGTTTAAACCCTGCTGATAAGTCAGATCAGCACGTACCGAAAGAATACCAATTATCAGGCAATGTTCGGTGAAGGAAGCGGTGAACCCATGTTGATTAAGAAGAGCTGTGCCGATACCGGCAAGATTGCCCATGGGAGTTTCAGCATAAGCGCCAGTTGGAGCAGTTTGGGGGACTGGTGAGATATTAACCGGCGAGGAACCGCCGCCGAGATACTCGGGCCGTTGAAGGCGAGCGTCAGGAGAAGAAACGCCGAAGTGAGATTTAATCAACTCGGTATAACGAGTGCCGCCACGGGCATCGCGTTCATAGATTTTTTGGATTTGGAAAGCCTGACGGAGACTATTGATAGTTGCCGCAGTTGCTTCCGAAAGATCGGCATAGATTCCTGGCATACCAGCATTGTCCAGATCCTGGGCAATGAAGAACTCATTGTTTGGATTAGAAGGGTCAATCTTGCGCTGCGACGGGTAAGTCTTGATTGCAGATTGACCAGTTTCATAGACGCCAATAGGCGAGTCTGCCCAAGCCTGATTGCCTTTACCGATACCGATAACAGGCGCAACACCGCCAAGCGGGATTGTGACGCCTGGACCTTTTTGAGGCCAGGGAAGGGCGGAAGTGAAGTAATCATGGCGCTTACCGCGCCGAAGAAGTTTGAAGTTAGTAGAAAGATCGGGACCATCGCCTGTAGGAACCGGAACGGAATCGATCATGTTCTGATCGCGATACCACTCGTTGTAAATGAGGTTATAGGCCCGATGCCAGAGAGCAGAATGGGAGAAACCGGCAACGCCGGTTGGCAGTCCGAAATAATCGGACAATGAGCTGGTTTGATAGCCACCAGCAGGAGCGATCATTTGCGGAATAGTGAAGTCCGTAGAGTCGCCAGGATTTTTTTGCTCGCCATTGAATTTTTGCCAGTTGTCCCAGACCAGACGAATAGGAACGGAGAAGAACTGAGTCTCCATGAACATATTATCCATAATCGGAAAGATGGGCGTGGCGAGCCGTGCAAAGCCGGTCATTTTGACGTTGAAAGTATCCCCCGGAAGAGCCTCGTCAACGAGAATAGGCACCAGATAACCAGCGTCGAGCGTAGTTTTAAAACCGTGAGAACGGTCGAAGGAAGAGCGCGGAATTTCCGCTTTAGGCACACGGGAGAATTGGTGAGCCATAACAGAAGGATGCTTGTGAGATTTTGCATTAAACATTTTGAGTCACCTCGGATTTAATTACGTAGGAAGAAGCATAGCCAAGAGAGCGATGAACATCATTACGGACTTCGCCAATTTCGTCATCAAAGGAACCGATACAGAACAGTTTAAAGTCGGACGGATATTTGCCGACATTAGTTGTAGGGTCGTTTGCAGCATATGCAAAGTCACGCTTTGCCACACCATCATTAGGTGCGACAAACGGAGGACAGAAAGCTTTTACTTGTACGTCGAGAACAGAATAAAGATTCATACGCATGTTAAAGACTCCGAGTTAACATTTTAGATTTTGATTGAAGTATCAATTTTCGAACGGCGAGCCGTTCCGGGGTGTTATCAGCTTTATTTTTGAGAGCACGCGCTTTTCTTCGCGCTTTGAGGTTCTCAAGAAGCTGGGGGTTTTCTTTTTCAAGACGCCGGTCGTAGTACTTGGGAACCGGCATTTGTTTGCCCTTAGATATTGCAGAATCCGACGGATAAAGATCGGTTTTGTATTCATCATAGAAAGTAGCCCCTATACCAGGTTTGAGGCTCATGGACACGTATTCCGGTCGGAGTAGATACCATTCGCCAGTTGCGGGATTTACCCTGGAATAATGTTCCTGGGCGAGATCGCCAGTCACTTTTTTCATTATGTAGCGTGCGACATAGCCGCACGATTCAGGAGTCACGGCCCCAATTGAGCAGAGGCCGTGCGACCAGATACGGTCGAGGGTTTCAGATTTCCAGAGCTGTTCGCCCTGGGCAGAGGTTTTATATTTAGTGCGGTCGGAGAAATCGCAACCATAAAGGATTGCGTGATAGTGAGGGCGATCGGTTGTATCGCCGTATTCGCCGCACATGAAGTAGCGGAGTTTGCCGCCGTGTTCTTTGCGAAGGCGTTTCATGAATTTTTGAAAATGGGTCTTGTCCAGAGAGCCATTTTCCGGGAGGTGGAGGTCATCGTAGGTAAGCGTGAGGAACGCTTTTTGTTCATGGTATTTAGCTTCATGCATAAGCCTGAGCATCCATTGACGAGACCGGTCCATACGGCAGCCGATACAGCCGCCGCATGGGATTTGAAGTTCCGAGCAAGGAGCGCCTTTATCCCTGGAGAAGACCAAGGAACGCTTCCCGCTCGGATTAGGGTGCTTGGATTTCCAAGCAGTCACCGGATGGAAGCAGGGCATCGGATTCCCCTAAAGGCGAATACCGCCCCGCATCGGTGCACCGGAGACGTTTTTTTTGTGGGTCTGAGAAGCGGTTTTCGAGAACAACCGTTTGCTCGACCCGCGGGACATCTTGTGTCGTTTCATGATGAAAGCTCCAAAGGATGAGGATTAGAACCAGGAGGTTCATTTTTAGGTTACCCCAAAGTGAGATTTGGTGTCACCTGTGATATTGACATCAAGGAAGCAATATCACAGGCGGTCGGAAGGTTAGAGAGCGGGAGGAATGACCGGAGGCGCCAGAGGCGCGTTAGGAGGCGTTGCAGAAGGAGGGCTAGGGGTGAGCATAGCTCGGGTCGCTTCCGTTGAAAGAAGACCCATCCTAGCGAGTTCTGGACGGTTATTTGGATTGGCGCAGAAGTCGAGAAATGCGCCGGGATCGTTTTCGAAACGAGTACGAACCTGCGAAGGCAGTTCGTTAAAGAGGTTTTGAGCGTCTGCGACGAACTGCATGTGCTCCTGGAAGGAAGAGCCGTCGAGCTCCAGGTACTGGGGCGCGACGAGGTTGATTTGTGGCAATTCGCCGGTACGCATGTACTGAGCCATGATGGTGTTAATGTCAGATTCGGATTTGAATTCCTGACGAGTGTGAGGAGAGTTTTCGGGGAAGACTATAGGGGTTTGAGGTTTGACAGAGTAGGCAGAGCAGAAGGGAGTTTTTGAAGAGATGAAGGGAGTGCGATAGTCAGGGTTGTAAGACATTTTGAAGGCTCCAGTAGGTGAGGGCTGATGAAACAAAAACCCGGAAAGGATTCCCGGGTTTTTTTTCATCTGGGGGTTTTGATGTTGTTGTTGATATGAATGCCGCCGGATTTAGGCGATTTATAACGCATAGATTGAATAGCAGAGGAAATACCAGGTAATTGACTAGAAGCGCGTCTAGCATATTCCATAATTAAGCCATATTCAGAGTCGGACACCTTACCCTCCATGACGTAAGTTTTAAGCTTTGCCTGAGCAGTTTGAATATCCATTTTGAGTAGATTTTGTTTTTGAGTTTCAGTGAGATTTTGATTTCTATAGAGATAAGCAAGGGCAGCAGATGTAATAGTTGATTGGAGGGTGTTAGTCCGTTGAGCTTTCATGAGGTTTTCGGATGCAGTAGCAGTTGCAGTTTGTTGAGTAACATTTTTAGTTTGCTCCCGAGTAAGCGGAACAGTCTCACGAGAGACTTCGGCGTCAGCGAGAGATTTCTCGGCTTGAGCCTTGGTTAGTTCAGTATTTGTAATGGTGGCGAGAGCTTCCAAGGCGGAAGAAACACCGGCGGCGCCGATATTCTCCTGATGCGGAGCAGCGCCACCAGAAGGAGTAGATGAACCGGCACCGCCAGTGCCGGAGAGGATTGGATTTAAGCCAGCAGCGCGTAAGTCAGCGACTTCCCGCTGATGAGCAGTTGAGGACATACGTTCCTGCCAATCCATTTGACGTTGAGAAAGTGCAGCGCTAGCAGCGTTGGCGTTCATTGCGCCAAGTGCAGAGCTGATCCCGCCAATGGCGGGGCCTACAGCTTTTCCGACAATTTTGCCGACAGCACCAGATAAGAAACCCATTTTTTTTCCCTCCAGGGAAAGTGGGCCGAAGCCCACGATAATTAGAAGTGGTCAATCAGACCAGGGACGCCATAAACCGGCATAGGCCGAGCGCAGCGCATAGAGAAGTAAGAATCGAATAGGAAGTGGGGTTCCGTAGTGACCGCAATAACACGGTCAAGCGGAGGATCCTCATTGATAAACGATTCATCCAGGACAGGAGCATTCGCAAAGTCCTGGGCGAGGTGCCAGGCGTCCAAAGATTGAGCAGCCTGGGAACGGAAGAGTCCTGTGATTTGTGACGGCTTATAGCGGTATTCGGCATACCGTTCTTGATAGCCAAAGACTTTTTCGTCATTGGCAGGAATGCCGTCAGTAAAGATTTCCTTTTGTAGAATGGCCTGTTCGCCAATATGCGAAAGAGCGGGCCAGTAGAAATCGAAGCGAGTTTTGCGCGACC